TTTTCAATCACTGAAGAAGCGATTGAAGATAACTTGTATGACAGACTTGCGTCTAGATATACAAAAGCTTTAGCAAGATCTATGGCGAATACTAAACAAGTAAAAGCAGCGAACGTTCTAAATAATGCTTTCACTACTGAAATCGCTGGTGATGGACAACCATTATTAGATCAAGCTCACCCAACAATTGCAGGTTCATTCAGAAACGAATTAGCAACTGCTGCTGACTTAAACGAAACTTCATTAGAGCAATCATTAATTGATATTAATGCATTCACTGATGAAAGAGGTTTAAAAATTGCAGCAAGAGGTGTGAAGTTAATCATCCCGAGTGAATTACAATTCACTGCAGAGAGATTAATGAAATCAGCTCAAAGAGTTGGTACTGCTGACAATGATATCAACGCGATCAATAACATGGGAATGATTCCACAAGGTTATGTGGTAAACAACTTCCTTACTGATACTGATGCGTTTTTCATCAAAACTGACGTGCCTAACGGTATGAAAATGTTTGTCAGAGCAGCTATCAAAACTGCAATGGAAGGCGACTTCGATACTGGAAACGTAAGATACAAAGCTAGAGAGAGATATTCTTTTGGATTCTCTGACCCTAGAGGTATGTTCGGTTCTCCAGGAACTGCGTAATAAATACTTGTTAATAAAGTATTAATTATTCTGAAAGGCCCCTTTACTGGGGCCTTTCTTTTTTATAGAAAGGATGAACTATGACAGGAAAATATAAAATACAAATCTTCACAAAAGAATGGCAAACTAAGTTTGAACTAGATACTGAAAGTTCAATGATAACTATCAAACAAGTTCATAAAGAAATTATTGACCATCTGGGAAAAAACAGTATAAACTGGGAGCCGAACAAGTTAAAGTACAATGGTACGAATAACTTCTACATAACCTATGAGGAGGTTAAAAATGGCTCAGGACAACATGGTGTTGTTCGCGAAGAAACTGAAGCTCGAGTCTAAATGGAACGAGCTGTTTCTTGAAAATGGCGGACTTGTAACACCAGAAATGTCAGCTCTTGGAGATCAGATCAAAACAGTTATTAGATCGATCTTGAAGAATCAAGAGAATCCTAAGAATATTAGGGACGGCGAGAATCATATCTACGCTAGCTAATTAGGATTTATCTTTTTTATCAAAGTGGAAACACTTGCTAAGGATACCTTTCTGCTATATAAAATCATTACTATACATTAAAATTGGTACAGACGAGTATAGTCGACGGCCTAGAGACTGTATCAATGTAAACTAGGAGGATAATACTATGGCAAACACAACTTTTACAGGTCCAGTGATAGCACTCAATGGCTTCATCGGTGGTCCTAACGTAAATGCGCAAGATACTGCACAAGGCGGTAAAACACCTTATGCATTTACAAATATAACTACAATCACAAGTTCTGCAGGTGCTTTAATTGCTACAGAAAATGAAGGTGTATGTGTATACACTTCAGACTGTATCTCTTCAGCAGCAGGTTACGTGTTTTCTAATGGTACTACTTGGAAGCAAATGAATGCTCCAGCTAGTGACATTGACAATACATAATAAATTTAGTGGCTCCTTCGGGAGCCACAAATAAGGAGAAAAATAAATGAGTATGAAATCAGATGTTAAGTCGATTAGAAGAGCAACTGACGGAGCAGTTTTCGCAGGAAGAACAAGATTAAGAGGAATTATTCTTGGCGCTCCAGATGCAACTACTTCAGGAAGTGTTATATTATTAAATGGTGGAGCTTCAGGAACAAATTATTTTCAAGCAGATGTTCCTCCAGGTGATGTTTTTGCATTTAATATTCCAGAAGATGGAATTTTATTTGAAGATGGAATGAATGTAACAAGTCTAGCTGGAACCGTTACTGTATTGATTGATAAGTAGGAGGCTAAATGGCTAACACTACTTCCGGTACATATGACTTTGATAAAAATTTTTCTATAGATGAAATTATAGAAGAGGCTTACGAAAGAATAGGTATGCAACCTATGTCTGGTAATGAGTTAAAATCTGCCAGACGTTCTTTAAATATTTTATTTCAAGAATGGGCGAACAGAGGACTACATTATTGGGAAGTAGCTAATAATTCTATTACACTTGTTGATGGTCAATCTGTATACACAATGTTTAGATCTACAAGCGATGGAACATCAGATGCAACTGCTGTTTATGGTGTAGATGATGTTTTAGAAGCTTCTTATAGAAATTCATCTTCAGTAGATTTTCCTTTAACAAAAATTAATAGATCAGAATATCAATCTTTATCAAATAAAACTGATGAAGGAACTCCAACACAATATTTTGTACAAAGATTCATTGATAAAGTTACTATTACATTATATCTTACACCTGGAAGTACAGAAGCAGGAAATACAATAAATTATTATTATGTTAAAAGAATACAAGATGCTGGTGTTTATACTAATGCTGCTGATGTTCCTTATCGTTTTGTTCCCTGCATGTGCGCTGGTCTTGCTTATTATCTCTCTCAAAAGTTTGCTCCACAAAGAACACAAGAATTAAAATTATTATACGAAGATGAATTACAAAGAGCATTAGCTGAAGATGGCTCTTCATCTAGTTCTTACATAACTCCAAAAACTTATTATCCAAATGTCTAATACGGCTTCAGGAAAACATTCTAAATTTATATCAGACCGATCAGGTATGGAATTTCCTTATAAAGAAATGGTAAGAGAATGGAATGGTGCAAGAGTACATATTTCTGAGTTTGAACCTAAACACCCACAACTCGAACCAAAGCCACATACTGCTGATCCTCAAGGTTTAAGAAATGCAAGACCTGCAAGAACTGAACCTGCAACTGAAAATTTATTACCTTCTAATCCAATTGGAACTACAGCTAATTCTTCAACAGTTATTGTACAAGAACCTGCAACTCCAAGATCAATTTCTGATGTAGTTGTTTTAAGAAATGTAGATGGGTCACCAGGAGGATTAACTTATACAACATATGAAAATTCATTTGTTATTACTTCGGTTTCAACAAATAGTTTTACCTTTAATTTAAATACAACAGCTGCTATAACTGAAAACGCAGGAGGAACGGTAGTCACAGCTGGGCCCGTTACATTAACACCATGACTTATGATGAATTAGTAACAAAGATAAGGGATTATACAGAAGTTGATTCTAATGTATTTAATTCAACCATTATTAATGGTTTTATTGATGATGCTGAATTTAGAATATTAAGAGATGTAGATTCTGATAACAATAGACGATATGCAACAGCAACTGTAAATACAGGTAATCGATTTATTGATACTCCAGATAACTTACTCGTTATTCGTTCCGCGCAAATTATTGATGGTTCTGATAGAACGTTTATGGAGCCACGAGACACTAGCTTCATGTCTGAATTTAACGCGTCTGGAGCAACGGGTAGACCAAGATACTACGCAATGTGGGATGAAGATACGATCGTTTTTGCCCCAACACCGGATTCTGCTTATACAATTCAGTTAAATTATATCTTGAAACCAGATAGTTTAGTTGATAGTACTAGCGGTACATACTTAAGTCAGAAGTTCCCAAATGGCTTATTGTATGCATGCCTTGTTGAGGCTTTTGGATACTTAAAAGGTCCAGCTGATATGATTCAATATTATGAACAAAAATATCAGCAGGCATTACAAGGATTTACAATAGAACAAATGGGAAGAAGAAGACGAGATGAATACCAACAAGGATCACCGCGTCTTCCTAAACAAAGTTAAGGAGAAAACAAAATGGCAATAACACAAGCAATAGCAAATTCTTTCAAAAAGGAATTGTTAGAGGGTGAACATAATTTCACTCAAACGACTGGTGATAAGTTTAAACTTGCTCTTTATGTTTCTACTGCAACTCTAACTTCTGCTACGACTTCGTACACTACTTCTGGTGAAGTAAGTGCATCTGGTCAATATTCTGCAGGTGGTGGTGCATTAGTAAACGGAGTAGTTTCTATTACTGCAGGTGTTGCTAGAGTAGACTTCAATAACTTATCGTTCACTGGTGTGACTCTAACAGCTAGAGGCGCATTAATTTACAACACATCAGCTACTGCAACTAACGCAGCTGTTGCTGTTTTAGATTTCGGTGGTGATAAGACAGCTACTTCAGGAACATTTACAATTCAATTCCCAGCTCCAACAAGCACAGCAGCGATTCTAAGAATTTCTGGTTAATAGGAGATTTTTCCTATGGCCAACACTTGGGGCAGCTTAGCGTGGAGTATTGGAAACTTCGGTGCACAAAACGATGCTACCGTTGAAGTCACAGGTGCGTCTTTAACTTCAAATTTAGGAACGGGTACAACCATTGAAACAACAGTTGAATTTGGTTGGGGACGTTTAGCATGGAGTGAAAATGCTTGGGGTGTAGAAGGTGATGTTGTAGTCACCGGTCAAGCAATGACTGCAGCTCAAGGTTCAGTCACAGCTCAAGCTAACGCAGATGCCTTTCCAACAGGTCAACCACTAACCATTACACAAGGTGATGAATCTGTAACTATTGCAACTGAAATTTTTGCAACAGGTCAACCTCTAACTGCTAATTTAGGAAATCTTGATGCTAAT